CGGTCAAGAGAGGCGAGCACCGGCGGCTCTCACGGCTGGTGACGCATTTGTGTCCTTGCCAACAGACCTGCGCTCTATTCGGTTGGTAAAGCTCAACACGAACCCAACAGAGGTTCTAGAGTACTACACACCAGTTAAGGCAAACGAAATCTACAGCAATAATGCACAGGGTAAGCCAAAGGGCTACACAATTATTGGAGGCGAGATTAAGTTTGCACCAACACCAGATAGCGACTACACGGCTGAGATTGTCTACATGGAGGGTGTCCCGAGCTTGTCAGATAGCAATGCAATCAACACTATTTTGACACGCCACCCTGACGCCTATCTCTATGGTGCATTAGCTTCTGCTAGTGTATATCTGATGGATGATGCAAAGACTGCCGTTTACGAGCAGTTGTTTACTCGTGCATTGGAAGAAATTAAACGCGAAGAGCAACGTGGCAAACACGCTGGCTCTGGGTTATTTATGAAATCAGGATACGGAGAACGCTAATGAGCGCGATGAGTGATTATCTCGAGAACAAGTTTCTCGACCATTTTCTAGGAACAGCAAGCACGTCTGCTCCTGCGGCTGTTTACATTGGACTGCACACTGCCGACCCAACTGATGCGGGAACTGGTGCAGAGGTTAGTGGTTTTGGCTACTCTCGTCAGTCTGTTTCGTTTGGTGCTTCATCTGGCGGCACTGCATCTAATGATGCCGCAGTTGAGTTCCCAGCCGCAAATGGTGGCTCGTGGGGTACAATTACACACATTGGTATTTATGACGCCTCTTCTGCTGGAAACCTTTTGTTCCATTCGGCTCTAACAACATCAAAAACTATTGCTGATGGGGACATCTTCAAAGTTGCTGTATCGGGCATAGACATCACGGCGGCATAGTCTAATGGCTGACGTTGTAGGGCCACCGCTAGACCAACTGAATCCTTGGGGTAGCCTAGACCAGATGCGTCAGGTTGCCTTAGATAATTCTTTCTGGACTACGGTTGCAATCCGAGAGGGTGAAGCCAGCCCCATTTCCTCTGTCTCTGTCTCATCAAGTGCTATAAAAATAGTATTTAGCGGAGCCACCCCGACCACCAGCGTGTCTGTATCATCTGATGGGATTAGGATTCAGGTTGGTTCTTCTACTAGTTCAACAGTAGCGACGATTACATCAGAAGGAATACGGGTTCAGTTCGGAGCGTCAATGCTCGCTGGCCCCGCATCCATGACAGCAAGAGGTGGTATTGTCGCCACTGGCGCATCTCAGGTCAATGTATCTGCTATTGTTGATGCGATTGGCAACGGAGTATTTGATGGGAAAAGCGCCCTTTCTGCATTTGTCAATTTTGGCGAAACTGATGTAGAGATTTTAGGCGAAGATTGGTCTATAATAGAAGAAGATGGAGAGGTCTGGTCTGTTACCGCAGAGGGTGACGAGACTTGGACTTTGGTGGCAGAGGGTAGCGAAAGCTGGTCTACTGTGGCAAGTGGTAACGAAACATGGAGCGTTGTCTCCGAGGGTAACGGAGACTGGAACAGACAATGATAAAGCTAGGCGAATTTCTCCCAGACCAGCCAGACTACAATAATGCTGGCGCAACTGTGGCAACTAACGTGGTGCCAGCCGCAAACGGCTACACAAGCCTGAGTGATGTGTTACCATTCTCTGGCGCTACTGATGCGTATATTCGCGGCATGACTGCGGCAAAGGATGATTCTGGTAGCGCGGCCATTTATGTTGGCGACGAAACTAAACTTTACAAGTTTGATGCAACAGATAGTAGCTTGGATAATATCTCTAAGTCTGGGAACTACTCTTCTGGTGTAAACGATGTATGGAAGTTTGTGCAATTTGGTGAGAGTGTGATTGCCACTAACTATGCAGATAACATCCAGACAATTACAGCCGCAGGTGGTGGTCTTTTCTCAGACCTAAGTGCTGATGCTCCGAAGGCAAAGCATATCGCTGTCGTGCGAGATTTTGTTATGTGTGCAAACACCAATGACGTAACTGATGGTGAGAAGCCTTATCGTGTTCGTTGGTCTGCAATCGGTGACGCTACAGATTGGGCGGTTAGTGCCACCACGCAAGCTGACTTTCAAGACATTGCTGACATGGGTGCGGTAACTGGAATTGTTGGTGGAGAATATGCGACCATTTTGATGGAGAAGGGCATCGTTAGGGCGCAATATGTTGGCTCTCCCCTAATCTTCGAGTTTGACAAGGTTCAAATTTCTCGTGGCTGTAAGATTGCTGGTAGCGTTGTTTCATACGGCAAAAGAGTATTTTATCTATCTGATGATGGGTTCTATATGTTTGACGGTCAACAAAGCACACCGATTGGGGCAGAGCGTGTAAACAGCTACTTCCTTAAAAGATTTCAGTCAAACTTTGCAAATAGAATGAGTGCGGTTATTGACCCGTTGCGCCAAATTGTTGTGTGGTCTTATGCCAGCGCGGATTCTGATGGGAGTCCCGATGAGCTTATTATGTACAATTATGCAACGAACAAGTGGAGTACGGCGGAGATTGGTTTGGACGCTATGTCTCCTCTATTTAGTGCTGGGTACACTTTGGAAAATCTTGCTACTATTTCTACTAGTATTGATACTTTACCTAGTTCTTTGGACTCCCCCGTTTATAAGGGCGGCGAGTACTTCTTCGCTGGGGCGAAAGATAACAAGATTCAGACGTTTACTGGTGCGACTTTACCAGCAACGATAGAGACTGGTGAGTTTGATGTTCAAGCTGGAAAGTCGTCTCTGATTAACAATGTTATTCCTTACGTTGAAAACAAGAGCGGCGCGGCGGCTACAATATCTGTCCAAGTTGCGTCTCGCTCGACTCAGAATGAGCCTTTGTCCTTTAGCGCGGCATCTGCTGTAAACTCGGATAACTTTTGTCCAGTACGCTCCTCTGGTCGCTTTCACCGTATTCGCTTAAATTTGACTGGTGACTGGGCGCACGCAACGGGCGTTGATGTGGACGCACAGGTTAGAGGTCGTCGCTAATGGCTAACCAGTACAGAGTACTTCCCAAAGAGGGCGGCAACCCGCGTCAGATTTCCGAGGTGGTGAATAATATTATGGAGGGTAAAATTAACTCCACTGGTCAGTTTACTATTTCAGCTAATACAGATACCACAAATGTTGTAGATAGGCGCGTTGGAGCCAATAGCATGATTTTGTTTACTGGAATAGGGCATGATATTTCTCATTCGCACCCTTGGATAAGTAGTCGGGCAAATGGTAGTTTTGTTGTCGGCCATCAAAATCATGGACACGATGTGGTTGTTGGGTATGTTGTTATAGGCTAGAGAGGGAAAATGCGTAAAGGGAATAGTTCAGATTGGTTTAACGTGAAACATCATCTTGAAGAGGCTTTGAGTTATGGTTATGGGTTGAGTGACCTCGATGATGTAAGGCATGGTCTTGCGAGCGGACTTTTTGAGTTATGGGTTGGCGACAACAGCGCGATAGTCACTCAAGTTATAGATACGGGCCGCAATAAAGCTCTGTTGTTTTATCTTGCTGGGGGAAAGTTGGGTGAGGTTAAAGATATGTCAGGGAAACTAGAGAGCTTGGCAAAAGATACGGGGTGTAGTAAAGTGTTGATAAATGGCCGCGCTGGTTGGGGCAAGGTTTTAACTGGCTACAAAGAGCGCACAAGAGTTTTTGAGAAGGAATTATAATATGGCCGAAGCATTAATTGGTGGATTGGCAACAGGTGTCGGTGGTGCGGCTGTTGGCGCACTTATGGGCGGCGGCGGTGGCGGTGGCGGCGGCGGTCAGCAAGTTATCAGAACAGAAGCCCAGAGTACGCCCAGCCTTCTTACGAATTTGGCGTTGATGAGCTGAAGCGCTTGCAAGAGGCTGGCAAGCTGGGTGAGGTAGCCGAGCTTACAGATTACTCAAGGGGTTTAATTGAAGCTGGTAAACAGCGAGCATTAGCTGGTAGCCCTTTCTTCGGTGGTGCAACAACCGCAACGCAACAGCTTCTTGGTGGGGCGCAACAGCTATTAGACCCATCCATTCAAGCCTACCAACAATTACAGCAAATGCCGAGCGCGGTATCTCAACTTCAACCACAAATGGCTGGACTACTTGCCCCAACACAAGAAAAAATTATTTCTCAGTTTGCTCGTGGCGGTCGCCTCGGTAGCGGTGCAATGGGTGAGGCTTTTGGCCGAGGTACCACTACCGCTCTAGCTCCATACTTGCAAGCCGCTCAAGAGCAGGATGTACAGCGTCAACTTGACGTTGCTCGCGGTCTTGGCGCCATTGGTGAAACAGGTATTCGTGGGCTTACTGCGGGTCTTGAGGCGGCTCCTGTCGTTGAGCGGATGCCATATACAACGGAAGGTATCGGCCTTTCGCTTGAAGATATTTTGCAACAGCAAGCCCTTGCAGAGTCCCAACAAGGGGTCGCTGGATTAAAAGAATATACAGATATTCTTGGTGGATTGACTGTGGGGGACACTCAAACACAACCGCTATACGGTGCATCAAGTCCAAGTTTTTGTCAGATGGCTCTTGCTGGCGCCATGCCGCAAATTAGCCAAGCGTTTGGTACGGCGGCTACAGATTGGTACAAGGGGCTTGGCTCCAGTAGCACCCCTAGTATTGCGCCTAGTAGCACAGGGTACACTACAGTCCAGCAAAATCCATTGGCCCCTTCT